TTATCTTCCCTCCCACTTGGACCTACCCACATGCAGGTCTGCCACCACTTAATACTAACAAATACATTATCGGCACCTATCTCCACTACATTTAATGCAAAAGATCGAAGAAATTGCCCTCAGTAAACTTATTCGTGATGATAATTACTGTCGATCTGTACTACCTTTTTTAAAGGATGAATACTTTGACAATCAACCACATCAGGTATTGTTTCACGAGATCAATGATTATGTGACAGAGTATAATCAAATCCCAGAGACTACTGCTCTCAAAATTGAGATCGAGAAGAGGAGGGATTTGAGTGCAGAGATTATTAAGGACATCGAAGACTTCCTTGATACTAAGATTGATGACACCACCTATAATGAAGAGTGGTTGTATGCGACCACAGAAAAGTGGTGTAAAGAACGTGCTATATATCTTGCCCTGATGGAATCTATTAAGATTGCTGACGGACAGGATAAATCACGAACCAAAGATGCTATTCCCCACATCATGGCGGAAGCACTTGGGACATGTTTTGATGATACTGTTGGCCACGACTACTTACTAGACTCCGATGATCGCTACGACTTCTACCACAAGCAGGAAGACAAACTCCCATTCGATTTGGAATATCTTAACAAGATTACCAAAGGTGGTCTCCCTAGCAAGACTCTCAACATCGCTCTTGCTGGAACGGGTGTCGGGAAAAGTTTATTCATGTGCCATATGGCTAGTGCCGCCCTCTTGCAAGGCAAGAACGTACTCTATATTACACTTGAAATGGCAGAGGAGAATATTGCTGAACGAATTGACGCAAACGTCCTGGACGTTAACATCAAACAACTCTCCGATCCGCTATTCACCAAACAACAATTCCGATCCAAAGTAGATAAGGTTGCTGCACAAACTCAGGGTCGCCTAGTTATCAAAGAATATCCTACTGCTTCTGCTCATGTTAATCACTTCAAATCTTTGTTGAATGAACTGAGTATGAAGAGGGGATTTGCCCCTGATATTATCTTTGTTGACTACCTGAACATCTGTGCATCTGCACGTTACAAGAATGCAGTTGTAAACTCTTACACTTACGTCAAATCTATTGCAGAAGAACTGCGTGGTCTTGCTGTTGAGTGTGATGTACCTATTGTATCTGCCACCCAGACTACACGTTCTGGGTATGGTAGTTCTGATGTTGATCTGCAAGATACATCCGAGTCTTTCGGTCTTCCTGCTACCGCTGATCTAATGATCGCTCTTATTTCCACAGAGGAATTGGAAGCAACAGGTCAGATTATGGTTAAGCAGTTGAAGAATAGATACAATGATGTGAACATGAACAAGAGGTTCATCATAGGTATTGACAGAGCGAAGATGAGACTGTATGATTGTGATCAGTCCGAACAAGACAACATCCTTGACTCTGGTCAAGACATTGAGGATAAGATCCTCGAACACAAACCCCAAAGTAAATTTGATTCCTGGCAAGTATGACCGATTCCGCTAACCAAAGATCACGCGATAACAACGTTAATGTTGACTTCGGTGGTAATGACGCTGCCTCAGCAGCAGCAGAAAAACTTTCTAATGCTGCTCAGGACATCAAGGAAGGTATGGAAACCAACCTTGAAGATATGAAAGATGATACTCCTCAAACACCTGAGGACTTTATTAATAAGAAAGGATTTAATGCTTGGGTTACTGCTGAAAAGATCAAAGAGAAATCAGCAGATAAGAACAAGAAGAAAGATGAGCGTTTCCGTGTAGATCTGGATAAGTATCTACACTTTGCTGATGATACATGCTCAGGTCCAAGTAAAGATCAGAGTAAGTACATCGAACGTCTTCGTCAACTGCATGAAGATGGTGTCAACATTGCTCGTCTTGATACTGCTGCCGCTGGATTGTCTGCTGAGTCTGGTGAGTTCATGGAGATTGTTAAGAAGTTGAAGTTCCAAGGTAAACCCTGGAATGATGCTAATAAAGAGCACCTGGTCAAAGAACTTGGTGATATCATGTGGTATGCTGCTCAGGCATGTCTTGCTCTTGACGTTACCATGGATCATGTTCTGTATGTCAACTCTCTGAAACTGGCAGCACGTTACTCCGAAGGTAGTTTTTCTATTCAAGAGTCTGAGAACCGTGTAGAAGGCGATATCTAATGCTCTCCCTCTGGATCCACTTGCGAGCATTTTTTGCTGTTGTAGTTGTTGGTTGTGCTCAACCTGTCAACTGGCAGCATTGCTATCGAGTGGACCAGTGGTTACTACCAGAGATCGTGCAGGGTTATAAACTGTGGACTGGGGAAGAGACACCGTATCAGAATGAAAAAGATTATCTAAATAGTTTGGATAATCAGTGCCTAGAAGATGGCAAGATCGATTAAAGAAGCATGGGATGACTACAAACGTCATTACCAAAAAGGATTTGAGATTGTATCTAAGAAAGAGATCATTGTATACGATGGTGCTCAGAGTAAAAAAAAGGTAGGAGTTATTGCTAAGGGTGATGGTGTTCATGTTAAACCCATCAAAGGTGGTAACTACCAGGCCAGAATAGAAGTCTTGTATCAGAATGACAAGTCGGGGTGGATCTCTACTCCTTTGTTAGGTAAACCTAGGTCTGCCACAGGTAAGAAGAAGATGCCCGAGTTAAAACCTCAGGCGTTTGACATTCCTATGGATACTAAAATGTCTTTTGATACTTACTATAAGAAAGTCATCGCTGCTATTAAGAAAAGGGATGATCTTCAACTGGTAATCAAAGAGTATCTAATTGAACTAACAGATTTTTGTATGGAGCATGGTGCTACTGAGAAGAAGGAACTACTTAAAGCATATGCAGACCTAGCAGCATCAGAATACATTGATATTATGAATAACGTGGAGAAAGATTTCTCTGAGATTACTGCTCCACTATGTGTATTGGAACGTGGTGCTGCTGACTTAGATAAACTAGGGTATGGTAGGTTAAATAAAAATAATGCACAGGTATTCCTACCTGCTGCTGGTAATGAACCACTGATTGACTTTGTTATATTTGATGAGGAAAATACGTCATACCCCTTCTCCGTTAAGAAGATCAGTAAGACAACTAACGTAGTCAAACCTCAGGATATTATTTCTCTTATCAATAAGAAACAGATTGATGGTAAGAAAGATGATTGGGTTGAGAAGTATAAGAAGACTGTTGAGTTTAAGATCTTAGAAGTTCTTGCTAATAACAAAGTGAAGGATGGTTCTTTCCTTGCATTGGAAGTTATTGCTAAGGATTTAAAATTAAAAAAGAAACTACCTGATGGTGTGGTCAAGAACATCGATGCCATGGTCAAGGGTGGGGATCCATCTGAGTCAGATGTCAAAGCGGCACAAGTCCACTGGTTAAAACTGGCAGAGGAGTATTATAATGATGCCAAGGACTACTGGAATGCCCCAAAGCACAGTAGTGGCAAGGTTGGTATCGCCTCTCTCATTTGTCAAATGATGTTACGAAAGATCAGCAAGGATGGAGGACTGGTGTATCGTGAAGTCATTGAGCACTTTGTTATGAGGGAGGTCACCTACTATAAGTTCGCTACGAACAAAGGAATGCCAGTCTTCTACATGGAAAACCACTTGAAGAACAACCTCAAACCCACAGATCAGTATCACCTCAGAGAGAAATCATCTATTGGCAACCCTTACCGCGATAAAGTCGGAGTCCAACCATGAGTAAGAACACACACCTCGAACACCTTGAAGACGATATCTTCAATAATGGATATGCTGGTGCTCAGAATGCACTTGCATTCTTGGAGGGTCTAAAAGATATGCTAACCACTGGTAGTGGTGGTGGTAATACTAAGGTTACTGTGAAGTGGGACGGTGCTCCTGCTATCATCTGTGGTGTAGATCCTGAGACAGACATGTTCTTTGTTGGAACTAAGTCTGTCTTTGCTAAGACTGAACCTAAGGTATGTTACTCTCACGAAGAGATTGACCTATGGTATGGTGGCACTGGTGTTCATTCTAAGTTGATTGCTGCATACGATTACCTATCAAAGTTGCCTATTGAGGGTGTGATTCAAGGAGATCTTCTGTATACAGAGACACCACCACTGGTTACTATGGGTGGTAAGAGATGCTACAAGTTTAAACCTAACACTATTACTTACTGTGTAGAGAAAGCAACCGAGATGGGTGGCAAGGTAGGTAAGTCTACGGTTGGTATTGTTTTTCATACTAAGTACAATGGACCCACACTTGCTGAGATGTCGGCAGGTTTTGGCGTTAACGTTTCTGGTCTTCAAGGTGTGTCTGATGTTGCAGTATTCTCATCAGACTTCACCAACACCAACGGCATTGCAAACCTCAGTGCAGGAGAGAAGAACAAACTAGACATGAGTATGAGAACTGCCAAGCGCAACTTAGATTCATCTAAGAAGTTCTTGAATGAGATCGGTGGTACTACTAAGGGTATGGGACCTGCTGCTTTGTTTAAGATTTATTTCAACCAAGTGATCAAGTCAGGTAAGATGCCTACTAGTTCAGCGCAGATGCTAAATGGGTTCAAAACCTTTGTTGAGTCTAGATATGCAGAGAAAGAAGCAGGCGTGAAGACACCTAAGGCAAAGGCAAACTGGGCAGAGAAAAAAGAGGAGGCAATTAAATACCTAAATATTAATAAGTCTGAAATCTACCGCGCTTTGGGAGGATTTATGAATCTCATTACCGCTAAGGAGCAGATCATCAACCGACTCAAAAAGATTGAAGGTGTCGGTACATTCCTAGAAGATGAGAAGGGATACAAAGTCACTAGTCCAGAAGGATTTGTGGCCATCAAGGATGGCATGGCAGTCAAACTTGTTGATAGACTTGAATTCTCTCGTGCAAACTTCACCGTAGCAAAAGATTGGGGCAAATGAGATTTCGTCAGTTCATTATCGAAGCAGCACAAGCGGTTGCTAAGAAAGCATCCTCTGCTAAACCAAAGAAGAATGAGGTAGTAGACAAGCATGTTGCTATCACTTTCGGTAGGTTCAACCCTCCCCATGCTGGTCATGGTAAGTTGTTGGATGCTGTGAAGTCACACG